ACGTCCGCTGGAACCCGCCGTACTGTAACGTCCGCTGGAACCCGCCGTACTGGCATCACCGCTGGAACCCGCCGTACTGGCATCACCGCTGGAACCCGCCGTGCTGTAATCGCCGCTGGAACCCGCCGTACTGTAACGTCCGCTGGAACCCGCCGTGCTGTAATCGCCGCTGGAACCCGCCGTACTGGCATCACCGCTGGAACCCGCCGTACTGTAACGTCCGCTGGAACCCGCCGTACTGTAACGTCCGCTGGAACCCGCCGTACTGGCATCACCGCTGGAACCCGCCGTACTGTAATCGCCGCTGGAACCCGCCGTACTGTAACGTCCGCTGGAACCCGCCGTACTGTAACGTCCGCTGGAAAAAGGTTCTTTGCCCTTCGCCCGATTAAAAACGGCATTCACCATAGCTTTTACCAGCCCTGCAAAATTCACCTCACCTTTCACTGTCAGCTCAGTGCAGGCCAGTTTACTGTCCTCTTCGCTTTTATCCACGTTCCCGCCGCACTCGACCTCAAAAAAGCGCGGGCTATCCTTTAACGGGTAGTAGTGCAGCACATCCAGCGGGTTCTCGCAGGCGTGCATACCAGCGCGGCAGCGGTCGGCCTTGTCCTCATGGTAGGTCTTACCCACCTCGTACTGCTTGCCACGGCACATCATGTTTTTGTCCATGGCCTTGTAGGCGATGATTTTCTCACTCATGGGTGTCCTCCTTTCTATCAATGTCGCAGCACAACATTGGACGAATGAACCAGATAGGTCACACCGTCAATCACAACCTGAAGCTGGTCGCCTTCATAGTCGCACCAGCTTTCGACCTTGCCCTCGACAATCGTTCCGTCAGGCATTTTCAGCTGCGCCCAGTTGTATTCATAAGTCAAATCGACGACCTGCTTATTGCATCCGGCCATCAGCAAAGCGCTTGCCAATACGGACGCTACGCCAACAATAATTTTTTTCATGCTCGTTTCTCCTTTTAATAAAATGTTTAATAAAATGTCTTTTCTTTGCTGTGCCGTCGCAACGCAACGCCTGACCGCTCTTGGCCATGCCATCGCTGCGCAAATCACGGCATTTCTTCTCTCTGCCATGCCAATGCATCCGAAGCAAAGCCTTGCCGCAGCGAATCGTTACGGTGCACCACTTTTCCTTCGCAAATCACATCAGCGCTTTTCTCTGCCATTCCTTCGCCTCGCATTGCTTCACCGTGCCTTTGCTTCTCGGTGCCGTGCCATGCCTTGCTCAGCCTCTCCATGCTCTGCTTCGCTTTTCCTTCGCCTTGCCTGTCTGTGCTTCTCAGTGCCGCTGCGATGCGGTAGGTCGCAACACGCTGCCACTGCACAGCAGTTCACCTCATAGCCTTTGCCAAACGTCGCTGCGCCTTGCTTCTCCAAGCCAGGCCTTGCCTTTGCTTCGCAAAACGTCGCTCTACCTCGCCTTGCCTTTGCGAATCCGGGCCGTCAATGCCATGCCGTTGCTCTCAGGCATTCACCTCATAAGCGGTGTAGGTAAAGCGGCCCTTTCCGCTGTTGCGCCACTGGCCGATGCCGCGCAGAATGCCATAATCCAGCCACTCACGCACAACCTTTTCGTGGCTGTCGTCAAGGAGGGTCACGTCAAACTCGCAGGTGCTGCCCGCCGGGATCTCCTCACTGTTGACAAGGCTCACGCGCTCGCCCTGTGCGGTCTGAGCACGCAGCGGACGCTGACAGTCGGTAATCTCACCATTCACGTGAATGGGAATCATGCGGGGCTGAACGAAGATCAGGCCGTCAATGACCTTCTTGTAAGCAGTCAGCTTGCCGCTTTCGTTCACGGCCTTCTTCTTGCCAGTCTCGGTCTTGCCGCCGATGCGGGAAAGCATACCGCAAGCATCCTTAAACATGCCTTTGATCTGGTAATCGTAAAAGATCGGATTGCCGTCCGGGTCACGCGGGAAAACGGTCATGCCCTTGTCAGCTACCGCATCGGGGCCAAGAGCCGCCACTTCATCCTCGATGGTTGCAGCATCCGGCGACTTGCTGGCGATGAACTCCCGGGCAACATTGGGGTTTGCGGGCCATGTGCCCAGCACCGGCTCAATAAACGTAGCTTTCACATGCAGTTTTTTCATAATAGTAACCTCCAAAATATATTGCTTACGCCACGCCGTCCTGGCTGTGCTGCCGGGCGGCAAGCTCCATCTGCTCCACGCTCTGCCTGCGCTCCACGCTGGGCAACATTCCCACGGCCTTGAGCTGCTCATAGATAAAGCGCTGTCCAGCTTCTGTCCATACGGTGGTGTTCTTGGTGTCCCACTCGCCGGTGCTCTTGTGCTGGAACGGCGTGGATTTGCGGTTTTTGGTGTAACCTTTGCCGCTATACTTGGCGTATAGCACCCACTGGCCGTCGCTGGTCTTGTACTGGATCTTCAGTCCGTGGAGAATGCTGTTGAGCTTCTCGGCGCTCAGGCCGTAATCCTTGGCAAGGGTGGTAGTGGTGCGGCAGTTCTTGCCCACGCACACCGCCCGGGCATACTCTGCATCCGGCTTCAGGTCGTTGTTCTCTGCCAGAAGCTGACGGTTGGCGGCCTTGAGCTGGTCGTTCTGCTTCTGGGCGATCAGCACCGCACGGCGCATGACTGCTTCCGGGCTGTTCCACTGCGCCTCCACGGCCAAGAAATACTGCCGGGCCTGCTTGCCACGCTCGTTGCGCTGGATCATGCACAGCTCTTTGGCCATTGGGATGGTGAGCTGGTGGTCATCAACTGTGCGGCTGACCATCCGCCCGCCCTCATTCTGAACCCGGTCAATTTTGACCGAGTTGAAATCTTCGCCCTCAGTAAAGCCGTACTCACACATACGGGGGAACCAGTGACGATAATCTGCGCCGACTTCCAAGAAGTCGTGCAGCTCACGGCCGCTCACGGTGGGGCGCTCCGGGTTGTCATAGTTGATAGGGATAAGGTTGCTCATACTTTTGCCTCCTCGTCTACGATCAGCGCCGTTACCGGCACCCGGAAATAGTGCGCCACCTTGAGCAGCTGCGAAATGCTGGGGCCGTAAATCGAGCGCTCCCACTTGCCGATTGCGCCGTTGCTCAGGCCTGCCGCCGCTTCCAGATCGGTGCGGCTCAGTCCGTGCAACTTGCAAAACTGGTCAATTTTTGATACATTCACTAGCAATTCTCCTTTCCGGGCTTGAAAATCACTAGAAAATATGCTACTATGTAGTTGCGAGATACAAAGTAAACAATTCTAGCGACAGCCCGATGTATTATTGCAAGGGGCCTTGGTTTTGTTTGCTCCTTACGTTCTCTATTATATAGCCTAATTTTCTAGTTGTCAATAGAAAATTAGGCTATCGGAGGAATTTTTTATGCGTTCTTTGCCGGAGTTGGTAGAATTTATTCGTGTATCGTGCAAAAGCAGAAATAGTTCCATCACGAAAATGGAAAAAGACTTGAGCTTCGCTAATGGGACAGTTGGGAAATGGGCTAACGGAAAGCGTTATCCGCCGAAAGATAAGCTATTGTTGGTAGCCGATTTTTTGCAAATTTCTATTGAGGAGCTCATGGGCCAAGAGCCAGGTCAAAAAGAAAAGCCCAACGCCTTAGATGGCATTGAGCTTGAAAAATTGTCACCAGCCCGCCGGGCTCTGCTGGAAGCGCTGGATGGCATGGACGACGAAAACATTATGAAAATTGTTCGGATTGCTCAGGCAGTTAAAAAGGAGCTTCCAGAGTGAGTATAATACATCTTAATAGAAAAGAGCTCAAACTGCTGAAAGCCCTCGATCGGGAATATCCCGGTGGCGTTGAACGGACAAAAGAACTGCTCCAGGACGCTATGACGCTTGAAGAACTTGGCCTTGCAGATTCCTCATCGGTGAGCTATCGCAAGTCTGCGGTTTGGATCACGGAAAACGGCAGGCAGTATTTGCGAGATAGAAAAGCGAACAGGTTCTCGCTCCCGACGAAAGTGGTCGGCGGTATTGTCACCTTAATTTTGATTCCGGTTCTTGTGAATTTGATTTCAGATTATGTGTTACCAATACTTTTCAAATAAGAACCACTCAATCGACCAGACAAAGCGGTAAAAGATGTCCTCAACAAAAAAGCGACGGATTCGATGCTGGTTTTTGGGCTTGTACCAGTTTCCTTTCTCGTCCTGCTTCAAAATGTTCAGTCTACAATACAGCATAAAACCTCCGAATGACTTCTTGAAGCTGGTTTTCGGATAACGAAAGAATCTCACTGATGGCAAGATGCACAAGCTTGTCGTGCGATTCTTTTTCTTCCATTGTATCACATTTTGCAAACATTGTGCTAGTTTCTTGCACTTTATTTTCCTCCTTTGGCATAGATCATTGATAATTTAAGTTTTTCGGCAGTTGTTTGGCTGCCTATTTTTGTTTATGAGGTGGTTATCATGAAAAAGAAACTGATTTCACTTGCTCTGACACTATGCACATTGTTACTCTTTTCAATGGCGGCGGTTGCGGCAAAACCGTCCGTAGAGCTTACGGATGTATATTTTTCTGTAAACTCCGCAAATGGTGTGACACCGACCATCTGTTTCCGAAACAATTCCGGCAAAACCATCAAATATGTAACGTTCACTCTTGTCCCCATGAACGCGGTTGGAGATAAGGTGTCTTGCTCCATTCGCGGTTATTCTGCTACACAGGCACGTCTTGTAGGCCCGATTTACCCAACATCCTTAAACACTTCCGGCATCATTGGAACGTTTGATGATAGCACGAAGCGTGGCACTCCATTTTCACAGCAAACGCAACTTACAACGGACTATTATGTTTATGTTGGAGAGCGACATAATAACAAAATTTTGCTTGATAAGTACGGCAACCCATATTACTGGAATGCGTATTATAGCGATGGCTTAAAATATGGTGATCCTTTGACGTACCTTTCTGAATCTGAAATTCAGAACGCTGTTTATGACACGGCTGTTGAATGGGATTGCCTGTGGTACAATGGAACTATCGAAGAAATTGCCGTTACTCAGGCTGTTGTTGAGTACATGGATGGCAGCAAGGAGACCATTTCCCAGAAAGCTTTGTACTCCGGAAACTTCCGCAAAGAGCCTGATTATATCCCTTATTTTGCTATGCTTAAAGCATACAGCCCTGTTTACAATTTTGAATATTACAAAGCAAACAACGCCGATCTGGCCGCTTTGTACGGGGACAACGAATGGAAATATCTCGAGCACTTTGTGACCAGCGGCATGAAAGAGGGCCGTCAGGGTAGTGCCGAATTTAACCTCGCCGCGTACAAAGCAAATAATGCCGATCTGGTTGCAGCTTTTGGCGATAACAATCAAAAATACTACGAGCATTATCTGAACTCGGGTAAAGCTGAGGGCCGTAAAGCTGCTTAAATCTGTTTACAACCATATTATAAAACCGCTGGTTGTTTCCGTCAATCCCCATTTGTGTACTGTTTTCGGCGGAAAAATCCACTGAAAACGTGAATTTACGCTGACATTTCAGCTTATTTTCGGAAAAAACGCGTTTTGCACAAGCAATGTGCAAAATATGCACGTTGCTATTCGCGGTTGCAAGGCTGCTGCAAATTTTGCAGCAAGTCAGCGGCCAGCGCCCCGCCGGGCGTACCGGCTGCGTTACGCAGGGCTTGCACCTCCGGCAGGGCCTTATCTTGAATGTAAGCGCGAGCAAGGCGCTGCTGCTCCGGGGTCATATCCAAATAGCAGGCCAGCAGGGCACGGGCATGGGTGCGAAAGTGTGACAGCTTTTTCATAACTCATTCCTCCCAGGGTGCAGGGGTGCGTTCGGTGCCGGTCAGGATGCTGGCGGGCATTCCGTCGATGATGGTCGTTTCAACTTCTTTACTGTTTCTCTGCTCAAAATCCATTTTGTTTTCCCCTTTCTTTTGTGCATATTTATGTCTTATGTTCCAAATTCTACCATGCGCCGTTGGAAAACAAAATACGGATATTTTTTGTCGAATGGCGCAGATTTTTTCTGCGCCATTTTCTGTTAAAAACACGTTGGTTTTACGGGGGCGAAAGTATGAGTTATTTTACGGCGAGCCAAATCGGGAAAGCGCTTGCAAAAGCACGGGTGTCTGCTGGCCTGAGTCAAGTGGAGATCGCAAGGCGCATCGAAAAAGGAGAGCGCACCGTGCAGAGCTGGGAAAAAGGCTGCACCAGCCCGGACAGTGACGAGATCATGGACTGGTGCGCTGCGTGCGGGGTGTCTCCCATCACGGTGTTCATGGAGATGATGCACCCAGATCTGTATGCGGTTTCCGACATCGAAAGGCTGGAAGATTCTGTAGATCGGGAGCTGCATCTGCTGATGAGGGCTCTGCCGCCCATCACGAAGCGACTGCTGCTTTTCATTCTGAAGGGCCGACACGGCAGCAGTCCGCCTGCGGTGATCTCCGAGATGGCAGCAAACCTGCACTGCCCACTCAACAACCGGGTCAGCGTGTGCGGGACCATCATAGACCAGTATACCTATGCGCAGATTGCTGGCCTTGACCCATGCCCGGACGCTCCGCATCCTCCCATTAACGACCTGAAAATCAACTACAAGGCCGGAAGGGCCGCTGCTGAAAATGGTGCATTCGGATATATCGGGCAGAAAAAGGAGTAAGCCATGAAATGCGTGAGACCATGCTGCCGGAAGGAAATCCCGGATGGTGCTTCTTTTTGTCCGTGGTGCGGGAAGAAACAGCCGGAAGCCGCCCCGCAGCAAAGAAAAAAACGCCGCCGTCCAAAGGGTAGCGGCAGCGTGTATAAACTGAGCGGGGAGCGGGCAAGACCGTATGTTGCACTCACAGCCCGCAGGGATGTTCTGGGCACGTTTGAAACGGCAGGCGAAGCAGTACAAGCGCTGGACGCTTACAACGCCCAGAACACCCCCGCAGCGCGTCTAAAATGCACCTTTGCGGATGCCTATGCCCAATGGAGAGCGCAGCCAAAGTTTGAAAAGCTCAGCACGGACATGCAAAAGGGGTACGAGCTGGCCTATGCAAAGGCTTCGCCGCTATACGACCGACAATTGCGGGACTTGAAAGCGGCAGATTATCAACAGGTCATTGACGCAATGGTGGAAAAGGGGCTCTCCCGCAGCTCCTGCGAAAAGCAGCGCACGCTTTTCAGCCAGATCTGCGAGTGGGCTATGGCGCAGGACATCATAAACAAAAATTATGCCATGCTGCTGCAGCTCCCGGCGGCTACAGGAAAAGCAGAGCGCACCCTGACCGCCCAAGAAATCGAGCAGATCAGCAGCCGACAGAATGACCCGAAGTTTGGGCAGACGGCGCAAATCGCAATGGTGCTGCTTTATACCGGTATGCGCATTGACGAGCTGCTTTCCATGCGCTGTGAAGATGTGCACCTGAAAGAGCGGTATATGCAGGGCGGCGAAAAGACGGAGGCAGGCAAAAACCGCATTATTCCCATCCTGGACCCGATTTACAAAATCATCGCATTTTGGATGATGGACAGCGGCTGTGAATGGCTGATACCGTCAAAAGCCGGCACAAAGCTGGACAAGCGCAATGTGGCTACAAAATTCCGAGCGTTGATGCAGGAGTGCCATATAGAGGGAGTACACCCGCACACGCTGCGCCACACGGCCAGCAGCAAGATGGTGGAGTGCGGTCTGGAAAAAACCGCGGTGCAAGCTATACTCGGACACAAAAATTTTTCTACCACCGCCAACAAATACGTTTCTCACAACGACCCGGCCTATTTGTTGCATGAAATGCAGAAAATGAAGTACTGATTTGTTAGATTGTTTGTTAGATTATGATAATCATTCAGAAGATTTCAGGGAATTTCAGGCAAAAGAAAAGCGCACAGACGATTTATTTTTGTCGTCTGTGCGTTTATTTTTGGAGCTGGTGGCAGGAGTCGAACCCGTAACCTACTGATTACAAATCAAATTTATTTTGCGACGTATCGTTATAATAATTAGATTTGTTTGCTTATTGTTAGCTTATGAAGTTTGAACTTGAGTTTTGGTTAGTCTATCACATTTGCAAAAATATTGCAATGATGCAATCAAATTGTCCTTATTTTTCGCATCACAAGCTCATATTCCTTGGGATACACAAGCTTAATGGCGCTCATATGCTCGTCCAGAATATCCATCAGCGCTCCAAAAGGGGCGGCGCTTGCAGCTTCCACAAACTCACTTTGAGGCGGCCCGGATGTAGAGTATGCCTGGAGCTTCGGCTCCTGCGCGTTCTCCACCTGGGGTGCGGAATCCTGTTTTTCTTCCAGCTCGTCCCGCACGGTGCAGAGGGCGGCAAGCTTGTTGACGCTCTGCCAGCTGGTTTCCTCGCACTTGAGCTTGCGGATGTGCTCATTGATCTCGTCAATATCCATACCTGCCGCCCCCTTTCTTATGCGTTGCGCAAGATGTCAGCGGCCCGCTTGTATGCATCGCGCTCTGCGCCGGTGGCCTCCTGCATCATGTCCTCGATGTCAGAGATCATGCGCTCACGGCCATCCGTGCGGGAGTAGTGCCCGCGCACATAGTGACGGCCACGGTTGGCGTAGCTGTTGCCCCGGTTGTAACCGTTCCCGGCATCGCGGCTGAAGGATCCGCGCATGTCAGCTTCCCACTCGCCTGTACGGCTGTACTCGCCGCCCTCGCAGTAATCCTCGATGCGGTGGATGTCCAGAATGATGTCCACGATCTCGCCGATCATCTCAACATCACCCGGAGATCGGTTCTTTTTGTCGGTCAGCTCCATGAGCTCGTCGCACATCTCATCCTTCAGGTGATTCAGTTTATCCAGCATGATTTTATCTCCTTTCTTATGCTACCCGCTCAACGATCAGATTGCTGTTTGCAATGCTGACTGCCTGCGTACTGGTGTTTTTAACCGCCACGGTCACGCAGCAGCCGCGCGGCACCTCGATGAAAGCGGCCACGAAAACGTTGAAGTAATTTTCGACTGCCGCCGGGGTGACAATGGCGGTCGCACTGGTCAGAGACTCACCACCGACAGCCAGCGCCACGGAAATGGGTCCCACAGTGCCGCCGGTGGGAATGGCGATATTGCCGCCAAAGCTTACCTTGAAGCGTGCTTTGCACTGATTGGTCAGGCCTCGCAGAGTCACAAGGCCGCTGCCCTCACGGTGCACGATGCAGGCAGGCGCTTTCACCGCGGTCTCTGTCAGGGGAAGGTTTTCACCCGCTGCCACGCTGACGGTGTTAGAGTTGCTAAATTCAGCCATTTTATCGGCTCCTTTCATAATAAAAACGCCGGGACTGCTGCCCCGGCGCTCTGGTTTGCAAAATCAGCTCAGGGGCTGAACAGACTACATACAATTTGCAGTCAGTTGCCGTTATTCGGTTAACCGCAACCGTTGCAGCCGCATCCGGTGCCGCAGTTGCCGTACTGGTAGGGTGCAGGAACCGGGAAAGCAGGCACAGGGCGAGGATTGTAGTAGGCCAGCTGACCGCTCATGTAGGCCTTGAGCGTTTCGTTCTGGGCTGCCTGAGATGCCGCAAGCTGTGCTGCGAACAGCTGCTGACCCTGCTCAGCGATCTTTGCGTCCTTTGCCTCGATGCGCTGCGCGGTCAGAGCGTCAAGGATGGCGCGGGCGTTCTGGTTCTGGTTGTCGATGATGTCCCGGGTGGTGTTCTGCACCGTGTTCCGGGTCTCGCAGGACTGGGTAGCCAGATTGTAGTTGACGCCCTGAATTGCAGAGCGGTTCTCGCAGCAGCACTCCTGCTGCTGCATCTGCATGGCAAAGAGCTGCTGCATGAAAGCAGCCTGCTGGTTTGCGCGGCTGATCTCGGCAGACATGAAGCCATTGTTCACGGTCTGCTGCACACCATTGACAAGCTGCGCTTGCTGGTAGAAGCCGTCACACAGGCCGCTGTTGATGCTGTCCATCTTGCGCTCGATGTTCGCAAAATCGGAGGTCAGGACGTAGCCGTCCACAACACCTGCACCGGTGGCTGCGTTGCCGTTGTTGCCCCAGTTGCCGCCCCAGCCGCCGCAGAAGGCGAACAGGAACAGGATGATGATCCACCATGCGCCATCATTGCCAAAGCCAAAGCCGTTGCCGCCGTTGGTGTTTGCGGGCTGAACAGGCATGGTCAGAACCGCAGAATCGGAAGAAAGAGACATTTTTGTACTCCTTTCGTGTGTTTTGAATGATTTTTATGCTTGAACCGTGGCCACGGTTACGACTTAATGAAGGAACTGCTGAAACTGCTGCGCCATCGCCTGCAGCTGGTTCAGCTGGTTTTGTGACATTTTGCCGGATTGCAGCAGCTTTTGCACCTCTGCTTTCGGGTCGCCTTGAAAGTTTGCACGGAACTGCTGGAACTGCTGCATCATCTGCCCGAACTGCCCCATAGGTCCGCCCATCATGGCAGGCATTCCACCGCCCAGTGCATTAAAAAGAGGATTTGCCATAATTACTTGACCTCCGTTTCAGGCTTTGCGGGCTCTTGTTTTTCCAGCGCTGCGCAGCGGGCCGCCAGCGCGTCAAACTCTGCCCGTGTGACAAACTCCCCGCCGGGATGCTGCGCCGTCTGAGGGGGCATTTTTGTCGCCGTGGTGCGTTCTTTGTAGTCAAAGACGCGGAGAGGCAGCGGCATCCCGCTGGCGTCGGTGCTCTTGATGTAAAAAGCGCTGTTTTCGCTGTCCATCAGCAACACGCTGTTGCCTGCGGCGACCATATAGGCTTTTGCGCCTTCTTCGCCCTGCACCCAGATGATCGGAGGCGTAGATGGGGAGCTTTGCCCTGTCGGTTGGCTCATCATGGGCGGCTGATACCCGGCGTTCTGCCGCAGCTGCGTGAGCTGGTCAGGCATAGGCTGTCCGTAGTAGTTTGGCATTTGGTAGCCATATGGATTGTACGGCATCGTTTAGTCCTCCTTATACCAGTAATAGATCGGGCATTCCGCGCCACTGTCCCAGCTGTCCCACCACTTGCCATCGATGACGGCCAGAACGTGGCCGGAGCAGCCCAGTACATACACGCCGTTTGGGTACTCCCGGGCAAAATCTGCCACCGTGTAACAGGTGGTGCAGTCCGCTTCGACAAGGCGGCGCTTGAATCCGTGCTTTTGGAGGTATGCGCCCCATGTGCGGTTGGCGCTGGGCATATCGCCGAGAGCAAAGCCGGTCAGCGCCAATCCAATGTAGGCCTGCTCCCAGCTCTGCCCAGTGGCTGCAGATACTGCACGCACGGCACAGTCTCCGACGCTGCTCCCGTGAGGGTTCGGGTTATACTTGTGCCACATGGGCGCTCATCCCCTCCCTTTGCGCCCAGTGTACTTTTTTAAACCGCCGGGAGAGACAACGAACGCCAAACGAAGGACAAAAAAGAAAAGCGCCCACACGGAAAAATCCGCATGAGCGCTTGAAAAATTGTATATAAACAAAAATACTCCCGATGCTCCAAACGGACCACCGGGAGTTTTATGCTGCCAAAACGGCAAAGTCTAAAATCAAGAGCGGAACCGCCCACAGGCAATGCTGCTCTCTACAAAGGCCGTAGCCTTTCAAATCATAAATCGTATGGCGTATAATGCAAAGACGCATATACCGACAAAACCACGCCTATAAATGCACTATGCCAAAATGGAAGGACGGTTTTTAGAACGCTTGATGTCGCCCCAAAAATAATCAGAGCGAACAAAACACGGGACAAAAAGTGATATATTTTATTTACCATAATTCATATAAAATCGTCTCCCGCATGGTACGCACTGAAAGTAGGCGGGCGGGAGACTGTATCAACTAAAAAGACCCGCCATGATACGCATCGTCGAGAGGCTTGACGGGTTCAGATATCCACCCTAATGTGCTTCTTCGAGAGGCCGGGTGGATTTGTTGATGTTATTATACCACAATCAATCCGTCACGACAAGAACCAGCGCAGGGCCGTTGACGCTGACCTCTGCGTCCTGATATGGCTCGACAATGGTCGTTTCCACGCCCTCGCGTTTGCGAAGCTCTGTAATAAGATTTGCGGTCGGAACATTTTCGAGGTTCACGGTGAGCTCCTTTCGTCTAGCTTTTCATCAATAACTTTCAGCCGGTAGCCTATCGCTGTCCGGCTGTAATGTGTCTGCGCTGCAATGTCCGGCAGCGGAAGCCGCTCCACGTACCGAAGTAAGGCTATCTTACGGTCTACCCTCCCAAGCGGTGCGATTTTGATGGCGGCGGTCATTTGCTGTCGGTCAAGCCCTTGCAGCGCAGCGGGCAGCACTACACGAGCCGCCGCCATGAGCAGCACCGAGCCAGAAAGGCTGCGGCAGCTGTCCGGCGTTGCGCACCATCACGGGGACGTTACCGAGATGGTCAATTTCGCCGCATCTCTTAATTTCGCAAAATCGTTTCTGCTCGTATGTAGTGCTTGCCATGATAGCCTCCTTACTGCTTTTGCAGTGCTGCCTTTGCGCGGTCAAAGAAAAACTGGATAACTTTGCCGATAGTCTCATCGGTGATGGCCCAGCTGATAAGCTTGCCCCACTTGCTGGCGCTGAGGGCGGCCCGCAGGGTCTTTGTCACCCACGCTTTGCGCTCTGCGCCGCGCTTCGTACCCTGAATTTCATGCTCGGCCCGCTCGATGAGGTCAAGCACCAGAGGCTTCACCGCGGCACCATAGCCCAGCCGGATGCAGCCGAGGGCGTAGAAGATAAGGCCTCCCAGCATCAGCAGCAGCGCTGCCCACGCAGGGAGAATGCTTACAGCTTTAGATACCAGTGTTTCCATGTGTTATGCTCCTTTCTCTAGGTCAGAAATACGGTGGTTTGCCACCTTGATTTGTTCTTCCATCACCGGGATGCGCTGGGCAAAATTGTTGTGCATCCGCACCTCCCGGGTCAGTTCTTCCAATTTTGTGTCCATGATAGCCTGCTGTTTTTCCAGCTTGGCATCCATGTCCTTTGCCGCCCTGTTGTTGGCGTAGATGGTACCCAAAAGCCCCAGAACACCGGTAATAAACGCTACGATGATTGCCTCGCTCATGCGCCCTCCCGGAGACGGGTCAGACCCTTCTTGCGGATGATTTTCGGGTAGTTGATGGTAGTCACGTTGAGGTCAACGTTGCCCGTGATACCCGGCACGCTGCCCTTGCTGGTGTGCTGGTGAGCGTTGTAGCTAAACGTCACGTTGGGCGTCTCGCCCGTGTAGTCGGCCAGCCAGACGTCCCACCGAGAGGACAGCCGAGCCATGTCCAGCTCGTACTTGTAACCGGTGTAGGTGTACAGTTGGGCGTAAAAGCCCATTTTTTCCACCTGTTCCAGCGCGTAGGCGGTGAGGTTGGTGAGGTCGAGGGTGCTCATTTGCTTGAGTTTGTTTTCCTCCACGTCCACCGCAAGGGGCATGGTCAGCTCCTTGCCGTACACCGCCTGCCGCACAAGGGCCAGCTCTGCATCGGCCATCGCTTCGCTGGTGGCGTAGGTGTAGTAGTAGACGCCCACGTCCAGCCCGGCAGCCCTTGCCCCGGCGTAGTTGGTCTCAAAGGTTGGGTCGATGTACAGACCGTCTGCCCGCTTGGAGAGCTTGTGGTTGGTACTCACCGTCTTGAGCATCGCTCCCTTGTAGCCCGCCGCTGCCACCTGCGCCCAGTCGATCGCGCCCTGATAGCGGCTCACGTCGATGTACCGGTATGGCGGGTCGCCCTCCCAGCCGGTGACGGTCTCCTCAACGGGAGTCTCTCTGGGCGTTTCCGGCTCAGGACTTTCGCTGTCCACGCCGAAAAGCACCTTCACGAGCCCCACCAGAAATTCCAAAAGTTTTTTCATCGCTTTACTCCTCCTGTACGATCTCCTCAAAGCCGCTTTTGATAAGAATTGCCTTGACCTTCTCCTTCAGCAAGCGGGGGCAGCGGGCATACAGCGCCTTTGCCTCCTCGACAGTCTCAGCAGACATGATTTCCTGTGCCCATAACATTGCCATCATACGTACCAACCTTTCTAATTTTTGTGTGATTTTATGCATAAACAATCTCGCTCATTTCAAGCAAGCATTGCTTGAGCATCTCGTTTTCTTTTTTCAGCGTCTTGTTATCTTCCTGCAGCGCTTCCAGCGTCTGGGGCAGCTTGTCCAGTGCTTCCTGCTGCTGGCGGGCTTCCTGCTGCTCTTTTTCTCGCCGGGCCAGCTCCTCCGCCGTGTAGCGGATGTACCGCTGGATGGGCACCTGCTCGGTCCACGCAGGCGCTGCCGGGACGGCGGCACGGTCGATGACCTTGCGCACGTCTTTGCCGCCGTTGGGATACTCTGCCACCGTCTCGTAGTGGCTCAGCTCCTCCACGGCGTCCTGGGCCGGGTGCTCCACCGCTTCGGTGTCGGCGGCAAGATAACCCGCCGTCAGGTCGGGTTTCTCAACGACTGAACCGTTTTCGTCAATAATCTTCATAATGTCTCCTTTCTGTATAGTTAAATAGCGATACAACTACCCACCCGGCAGGCAGCACCGTCGAGGCTGGCCTGCCTAATATTGTATTTAATCTAAACGACAACTATTTCGGCGAATCCCCAACGGGTACAGGAGGGGTGTCTGTGTCAGTTAAAGGTAGTGCATATCTTCGCTCTGGTGGTAATATGCCAGCCACATATGGAAATATGTCATTTGAAGCATCTGGTTCTAATTCCATCTATGGTAACGCTACAACCGTTCAGCCTCCTGCCTATTTTGTATACATTTGGAAAAGAGTTTCTTGATTTAGCTTACACGACGCCATATATAGACATAATATGCCGCTGGTTGTACTGTGGTAGACGCACCATAGATACTATTACTTTTTGAAGCGCTAAATTCAAGATTGTAACCATGATTATAGCTTTCACCACCCGGACAATACGAATACTCGTCTGTTCCCGGGAAAAAGCACCCAGAATATTTTGGTGGGTCTGCTTTCTTCATAATACCAGAACCACCATCAATCGTCATTGTGCCTGTAATATTAGGCAGGCCAGCCTCGACGGTGCTGCCTGCCGGGTGGCTGTCGCTGGCACCCATCAGCACGCGGTCCTGGGCGATCTGCTCCCATGTGCCGCCAAACAGGGCAGCGGGGCTGGCGGCATCAGTGCTCTGGTAGATGCTGCCCACGGGATGATTTGCAAGCTTTTGCGCTTCAAGAAGCCTGTTTACTTGTTCCCGTGTGTAGTAGTCGGATAAATCAGCTTTTTGCACGCTGTCCTTCCACGCGCCCGTGTCGCTGTCCCACGTCCAGATGGTGTCGGTCGTGCCGACCACTGCCCACCAGCCGTTTTCGCCCACCGGAACAGCGGCTTTGAGGGCTTCCGGCGTGGCGTACCAGCCCTGTGCGCCAATGGTGATGGTGCGTACCTGCTCGAAATATTCTTTGGTTCCTTGCAGGTTTTTGGCGGACTCCGTTTCGGACGCTTTCGCGTTGCTTTCGCTGGTCTTCGCTGCGGACGCGCTGGACGCGGCGGCGGTGGCCTGCGTTGCGGCTTCAGTGGCCTGCTCAGTTGCAGTACCGGCGGCAGACTGGGCGGTGGATACAGCTTCGGCCACTGAGTCAAGAGCAGCCTGCTGCTTTTCATTCAGCGCGTTCAGGCCTGTTTCTTTTGCCTTGTCAATCGCGGTCAGCGCGCCGCTTTTTTCAGTGTTGATCTCGTCCGTCGCTTCGGATTTCGCAGTATTGATTGCAGACACAGCCGTCTCTTTGGCTGCTTCGGTGTCCTGCTTTGCCTGGGCTGCTTTTTCGGCGCTGGATGCAGCTTCTTCGGCTTTTTGGGTGGCCGTGGCGGCAAACTGCTCCACATACTCCATGCCCTGCGCAATGTCCTCGCGCACTTCCACGCCGAGGACTGCTTTTCGGATGCCGTCGATGATATCTGCAAAAGTTTTTGTCACAGACGTTTCACCTCCGTTCGCTCTGTATAGATCGTGTCTGTCTCAAAGTTAAACGTATCCCACAGCCAGTCGTTGCCGAGATAAGCTGTCAGGTTGTACTTGTACGGGTTGCAAACTGCAGTGATCGTCACCGCCGCTTTGTTTGCCTTCCGTTCAAAGTTTACCGTTGTGTGCCCGCGCCAAAAAAACGAATCCTCGCGGAATTTGAACCACACCCACTGGCCTTGCAAAAGTTTTTCGAGTCCTTTTTGAATGCCGTCATACTCCGATTGAGGGCGAAAGCACGAAAACTTGACCGTAATTTTGCGGCTTTTGTAGTGCAGCTTACCGTCAATGGACCGGCTGAGGTCCAACGGACGACCGGCTCCTGGTACATTGACCAGCATCGAAAGCGTTTCCGCCTTGCCGATCTGGGGATAGGTCTTGTCAAAGAGTAGCCCGAACTTCTGTAGCAGAGAAATGGTGTTTCCGCCCACAAGGAGAAGGAAATCGTTAAAGCCGCTTTTTGCCGCAGCAGCTTCGGCCGCTTTGTAATCCACTCAATCCCTCCTTTTATGGCGTGCAGGCGGCAGAAATCTCCACCACCGCATAATGCTTGTCAGGCGTCATTTCGACCGTAAATTGGCCCTCATACTGCGTTTCTGGTGCATCAGATCGGTAAAACGCAAGCCACTGCCCCTGCAGATCGGTCTCCATCCGGCTGCGGATGTCCTCCCACTGCGACTTCGGGCGGAAACACTTGAAGCTCATGGACACTTTGCGCTGCTTAAAATGCACTTTGCTATCCAAAGCCTGCGTAAAATCAAGCACAATGTCGTACCCGGGCGGGTACTCCTGCTCACCTTCCACGTCCGGTGCGCCCACGCTGAAGCCGTCCCTCGAAAGGAGAAGGCCGTATTCCTCCAGCAGAGACTTGAAGCCATCGCCCATCTGGACATAAAACTTTGGAATTTTGGCGTTTTCTGCAGCAGCTTTTTCAAGCGCCTTATAGTCGATCATTCTGCGCTTTCCTCCGTCTTTTCCGCCGGGCTATAGGTCAGCGTTTTGCCGTCCCACACATAGTCGGCACCGCCGTTGATGTTGGACGGGAACTCGTCAAAAACAACGACGTTCTCCGGCAGCGGGTGCGGGACGCCAGAAGCTACGGACCACACGCCGTTGTAAAGCCGGCCGTCCGAACAAATCTTGCACTGGTATACATACCCTTCTTTTTTCATGTTGGCACCTCACATAAACTCATAAAGCTCGCGGGGGATGCAAACCGCATCGTTTCTCGACCATCCGTCACTGCCGGGGGTCTGCAACTCAAAGCCCCACACGCCCACGACTGTTGCACCGCCATAACTGGATGTGCGCTCGTAACCATTGCCAAAAACAATTTTGTCTTTGTATACGGCGACGTCTCGCCGGTGCATGGTGTTCCACGGGTAAACGATCGAGTAGGTTTTGCCATTTACCGGGATAACCATTGAAGTTGCACCGCCGCCGCCGCCGCTGGCAAGCCAGGTGGAGCCCTTGTTGCTCTCAAACGTCAGCAAGACTGCAGAAACGCTGCTGAAGTCATGCGCGATCGTCTGTGCCGTAAAGCCGGAAAGGCCGTTTCCGGCGTCATCCAGCCAGGACAGCGCCACCGTTTTGTTGCGGATGCCGTGGAACGTGATGTTTCCGCTGTCAATCGTACAGCTGCCAACACCATCTGTGATGGAAATGCCGTCTGCCGTAATGACAACTTTTTTGTCCGCAAGAGTTTCGTGCCCGACCGTAAGGCCGTGCTGCGGGTCAAAGCTGATGAAGTTTGTAGCCGTTTTGGCTGCATCCGCAACGGCTTTGTCGTTCGACTTTTTGTAGTCCGTCAGGTCCTTCATTAGCTTTTCGGACGAGTTTGCGCTCGTGCTGGCCTGCTCCTCAAGCGCATTTGTGCGGCCGAGGTTTGCAACCTGTCGGTCAGTCAGCGTCCGCCGTGTCATGCCGAAGGAGTATTCCTTTTTATTCGGCTGGTCAAAAGGCTCCACCAGCTTTGTGCACAGCATGATCGCATCCACGCTGTGAGGCTCGCTGATAATATGTGCATAGCTGGCAAATGTAAGCCGGTCAAGCGGATCATCTCCAATGTTTGTATACCCTGCATCCACCAGGTCAACCGCTTTGACGGTGTAGCTTGTCACCATCGCGTAGTTTTGCTGCAGGTCCTGCACGCCAGAAGCAAAGGCTTCATTTTCGCTGTCCGCGTCCTGTTCGCGGATTTTGGCAATGATGCCAAATTTCTCCGCTGCGGCGTCGTTTTGTATCCACCCTTCCTTCAGGTTGTAAGAATACCCGGATGCCGGAAGATACTTTTTGATGGTCGCCGCGTCCGCGCCCATGATGCCGTAGCGCTCCTCATGCTTGTACTGGGAAGGGTCCTTCCACCAGAGCAGCTTATAATACCACTTTGAGGTGTCCACAGTGTGCTTGTTGCCGATGGGGTAAATGCGGGTAAAAAGGTCGTTAGTATCCGTTTTTTCGGTAATGTCCAGCAGGTTCACGCCATACTGGATTTTTTGGTTTACAAGTCGCTGCGCTTCCACCGCCTGGTCACAGTAGTTGAGCACATTGTTTCCGGTTTCGGCGTTAAATGTGCAGTATGCATAACCGCCAAAGGTTTTGAGCACCATCTTGTCGATGATGTCCCAGATGCTGCCGTAGTCTTCGCCAACGCCGTATTTGTCGGCGTCTCCAAATTCTACGACAAGATCACCCAGCGCTGCCGTGACAGTGCCAAGCTCAAACTGCTTCATTTTTGCCGAAACCTGGCTGTTATGGGCCTCCACAAGGTGCTGCAGAAATTGCTTCAGTGTGCCGCGGTAGTTAAAAGGAGTAACGCAGCTGTCGTTAAAGTAGCTCAAAGCTCCCTCGCAGTAAACCACACGACGGTTGTACCAGTCTGCCTCGTGGTTGAGAATGCGCCCACGCCAAATCTCCTTGCCGTCCTGTTTTGCCACGACGACGGTAGACATTTTTTGCAGGTTATCGTACTGCGGGTGGTCCCGGGGCATTGTAAAAGTAAGGCTGCCGCCCTTGCTCACCTCGCGGGTAAGCTTAGGCGACAGCACAAGCGCATGTGTGTTTCCGGGCTGGTAAATGAGCAGCTCATTCGTAGGCTCTCCGTTTGGATAGCCGTAAATCTCGTACATCAATTACCCCTTTCTGCCAAGACAGACAGCTGCCCAAGCTGCGCATCCATGCCGGGCGCAATTTTGCCAACCAGCGTACCATCATCCAGCACGATCTGCTGGTTTGCCACGTCCGGAAGATACTGCTGCACAACATCGGTCAGTTTTGCCAGCTGCTCCTGCATTTTGGTCTGGTAGCCCAGCACAGCGCTGTTGTTCGGATTGAAGGTGTAAGGGTCGGTGCGGTAGTCGTAGCCCGCAAAGGCCCGCTCGTTGCCGTACCAGTAGGCGTCCTGCAGGTCTTTGTAGCCCAGCTTGCTCGAGGACGAGGAAGAACTGCTGCTGTCGCTCTTGTACTTTTTCCAAAGAGCGATGCCGAGTCCAACAGCACCGGCTACCACGGCCGCAATTGCCAGCGCAATGGGGTTTTCTGCCACAAATGCAACGACGTTTCCCAGCACGCCCATGATCTTGCTGCCAAAAGACACCAAACCGGTGCCAACGTTTGCCAGCACGCCGCCCGCGCCGCCGGTAGCGCCCAGCTTTTGCAGTGCTTCGGTAAGGCCGATCACTTTTGTGGTCACGCCGTCAACGCCCGCTTCCACGCCGCCTCCGGTAAAGATTTTTTCGAAGACGGCAAAGGAGTTCTTCAGGCCGCCGCCGGAGTATGCCTCATTGATGACTTCCAGCGCATTTTTTGCCCATTTGGAGATAGCCTCGCGCTGGTCCTGCGTCACTTCGCCCCAAAGCAGGTTGACAAAGTCCAGCCCGATCGCCGCCGCGTCGCCGTTTTTTGCGTCGGAGATAAAGCTTCGCAGGATGCCAAAAATGCCTTTGTTGGACTCAGAGGACGCACCGCTTAAATACTGGTCAATGCGGGTCTGAGTAGCTTTGACGCTCTTGTCAATGGCGGTTTCCGTCTCGGTGACTTTGTCCTGTACACCGTCGATGTAGGTAATGACCTTTGTGTAGGTCTGCGCCACGCCATCGACAATGTGCTCTCCGGTCTCGGTCTCGGTGCGCTTGACGTGCTCGCTGCCATCGGCGTATTTTTCGGTTGCTTCCTGAATTTTTGTTGTAATACCGTTAAAAGTCGTCTCCGAAATGGACGTCAGCGTGCCCAGCAGCGTTTTTGACATGTCGTCATAGGTCTTTGTGACCTTTGTGACCGTGCCGTTGACTTTGGTCTCAACTTTTTTATAAGTCGTGGCCACGCCGTTTACCATCTCCTTGCCGGTCTCGGTCGTGGTCGTGGTTACGCGGTCTTTGATTTTGCCCGCGCTGTCCTTGACCTTCTCGTTCAGAGTCTGGATGCTGGTGGTCACCGTGCCGAGAGCGTTCTGACTGGTAGTGGTAACCGTGTGAGAGATGGACTCGATGACTTTTTCGGTTTTGGATTCTGTTTTTTTGGTGGAGCTTGTGCCTGTTGGGCTTGTTGTAATCGAGCTATCTGTTCCGTTTCCGTTTGCGGCCGCAATTTCTGCCTGACGTTCGGACCAGCTTTTGTTGCTGACACTTACTCCGTTTAAGGCGTTCTGTCTAAGGCGATCTCGGTTTTTTTGTCCGAGCTGGTCGTTTGCGTAATCTTCGTAGGTGTCATAATCTGCATAAGCGTTTTTCCCTAAAGCCTTATTCAGGTAGTAGCTTGCTTTATCCAGTGCACTAACTGCAGCACTTCCGAGCTCTCCAAACTTTTTGATAACGGCGCTTATCGGATTATCCAGTTCGAGGATCGCATCTCCAAGCCCTTTCCAGCCGTCGGTTTTATAAGCTTCTATGGCGGCAACAGTCATGGTGTTCAAATTTGACGTTACCATACCGATTCCGTCTGCCAAATCGCTTGTCATAAGGCCAGCAAGTTGCTTGACATTGTCTTTCAGCGTGTTGGTTCGGCCGTTCTGCGTCTGGCTCAGGTCGTCCATTGCGTTATAGTATCGCCCGCCTTCTTCGGACGCAGCCTGCAGCGCTTCGGTCAGCAGATCATAGCTGATGGTCATTTTCTGCACTTCGGCGGTGCTTTTGCCTGTGTAATCGGCCAAAATGCCATAGACATTGATGCCTGCATAAGCAAACTGCTTGATATCGACCGCGGTGGCCTTGCCAGTGTTTGCGATCTGCTGCAGGTTCTGCGCCATGCGGTTCAGCTCATCACTGCCGCCGCCGGTTGCTGCAACAGCGTCACCCAATGCATTGATCGTTTTTCGTGCATAGCTCGCATTTTCGCCTGCAGAAATCAGGTATTGGTTTGCTTTCGTCAGGGATTCGACATCAAATGGGGTTCGTGCAGCATCCGCCTGGATGTTTTCCATGACCTGCTGCGCTGCTTCTGCGCTGCCCAGCATGTTGGTCAAGCCGGTGGTGTATGTCTCAATCTGAGCGTTGTAATCAAGACCTGCAGAAATAAAGCTTTTGGCCGCATTTAAGGCAACACTGGCCAGCTTTTGGAAAACACCAGCCATAATTGTGCCCTGAGTAATTGCGCCGGAAAGAGATGAGCCGGACCCTGAGGCGGCTTCCCCGAAGCTGCTCATGTATCCTTCCGCAGTCCTTAATCCCTGCGCCGTGGTATTGAGCTGGGCCTGAGCTTCTTTCAGCTTCTGGGCAAATTCCTTAGTTTCTTTGGAGGTTTCCCCGGTCTCTTTCCGTGATTTCTGGTAGGCCGCCGTAAGGTGAATGACCTCACTGTACAGCCGGTTATAATCCTTCATCATGGTGGAGACAGCGGCCTTAGTCTGGGACTTTGCCTCCTCTACGCCCTGCCGGTAGGCGCTGTCGTCCAGCCCGAGGGTTGCGCTCAATTCAAAAAGTTTCAGGTTCCATCACCCCCATTCAAGCCGTTTTTGATTTGTGCAATCACTTCATCCGCGGACTGCTGCGGGGCCTGCGGACGGTCGTTTACAAGGTCGGACACGCGGTCAACCCAGCGCTCCTCTACGCCAGCCAAGGACGCCAGAGCGTCCGTCATGTAGGCGCGATAGCTGATATCGAGTTGCTCCCGTCTTGACGCAATGATGCAATGCTGCATAATGTACGGCTTACCGATCAAGTGCAGCATATCCAGCCGGATGGTGGAGGTTAAGCGTCGATATCCGTCTGCGCCAACCTCACCAACGAGGACAAAAAATCCAGCACGTCCTTATCCTCCACGGTGGCGGTGATGACGCGCAGGGTCTTGAACGGCGTCATGGTTTCGGGCGTACCGTCCTCGTCCACGTCCGGCTCATACAGCAGGGGCAACAGCTTTGCCGTGGTTTCTGCGTTGTCGAAAAGCAGGCTCTTTGCCATGGCCTTGATGTTCTTCTTGGCCTGCTCATCCTTCTTCTGTGCCAGCTCTTCCTGGGTTTCCTTGCCGGTCAGGACCGGCATCACCTTACGCAGCTCCGCCACCTTGGATTTCTCCAAAAGGTCAGAAACGGCGTCTGCGATCAGCCAGCAGCGGCGCAGAAATTCGGTTTCGTCCATCTGGTTCAGGGTTTTCATACGTTGTCCTCCTTATGCTGCAGCCTTGGGGCTGTAATACCACTCCATGGGCACCACGTCGCTGCCCAGACGGGGGCAGCCGGTCAGGGTGACCGCAATGTTGCCTTTGCCTTTGTCAGTGGTCTTGAGGGTCAAACCGCCGGTGGAGAGTGCATTCATCAGACGTACAGCCACATAGCCACCGTCAATGGTGTCACCGACCCACCAGATGTCCTTAAAGTCACCGGTGCTTTCAGTGGGATCCAGTGTCATGCGAGGAGTGACCTTCTTTTCTTCCACATCGGCTGCACCGAGGGCCAGTTTGATGACGTCAGTGGTTGCATTCAGGGCCGTAAAAGCCAGCGTGCAGTCGTAGTCCTCGATCTGCATCAGCTCTGCGGTGTTTTTCTGGGCGTTGTCCACGTCCGCGCCCAAATCGGTGAAGTTCGCCTTGCAGGTTGCGGTGACGCCGCCGGTAGTGGCGGTGATGATGTCTGCGTCCTGCACCTCGGTTTTGCCGGTCACGTCAAACTTGTTGACCACGATTCCGGCGTTGAACTGCATGGACTTGAATGCTTCCTGCGAAATTTTGGAAAATTTTCTTCCCATATTGCTCCTTACTCGCAAAATTGCGTAATTTCAAAATTGAGATATTCGCACAGATACCATTCGGGCGGGTTGTCGAGGGGCTGTGCCCACGGAGTGCCTTTTTGCAAAAGAATAGCGCCGCCCTCACAGGAAAGCGTTATGCTGTCCTCAAGGGCCGCGCTGATCGTATCCTCGGTTTGCAGGATGGGGGTCCTGCCGCCCTTGCTTGGGTACCACAGCCGGGCGTGGAAGGATGCCGTTTCGTTCCACCCGCCGGGGATGATGGGCTTGTAGGTCAGATAGGGCAGTGAAGCGGCAGGAGAGATGTTATCTTCCAGATAGCCCGGGATGCCGAAGCTGTTAAAAAACGTGTTCAGCGCCCGGTTAATGCTCTCAGACGGTCCCATCAAGGCAGCACCGCCTTTTTGCACTTGACGGCTCGCAGTCCCATGCCGGATTCCGGCGGGGCTTTGCCCTCATCTGCCGTGCTGGTGATTTGAAAGGTCTGGCCGTCGCTCACTCGCTTGATGTAGTCCGGGAAAGCCAGAGGAACGCCGGTGTTGACCAGCAGGGTATAGGTAGATGCCGTGTCAGCCTGCTCTGCCACCTGTGCTTCCACGGTGGTGTCGTGGCGCTCCACGGCCTCAAACTCGGGACCGTCCTTCCAGCCAGAAACAAAGCCGCCCACGCCGTCCGGCTCATAGCTGCGGGTCTGAAAACGGTATTTTTGGGTAAAGCTCTGCATCACGGTGGATGCAGTGAACGAGTTGACCATGTCACATTTTCCTCCACTGATTGATCTCGGATTTATAGTGGGTCTTGCCGTCAGCGGGCAGGCCGTCCGCGCCTGTAGCCATCGTGCCGGACCATCCGGCAAAGGACTGGGACACATACACTCCGCCGGAGGGCAGCGCCTTGTCGTATGCGTCGATTTTTTCAGCCAGCGCCACAAAGTCAGGCGGAACGCGCATGGGCTGCACCGTCCCGGTGAAGGTTTCGGCGGTGAGGTCGCCGTCCCCGGCCTTGTGCACGCCGTCGTTGAAGATGGATCCGCACACAAGGAAATACTGCCCCGGCACTACCCCGGCGGGCACGGTGTCCGGCTCAAAGGCAAACTCCCCGGCAATGGGGTCGTCCGCCCGGTCAAAAAAATTGTGCGTGTATCTGCACAGCTCAGGGACGGTCATTGGATGCCTCCTACTCAAAAAGGGCGATTACTCGCCCGGAGTGATAGTCTGGACAGAGATGCCGTCCAGATACTCAGCGAACAGGGTCACGCCGGTGATAGCGAAGCTCTCAGAGACTGCGGTGGTGTAGTTGCCCTGGGTGTGGAAGCCGATCAGGTTGCTGGCCTCGCCTGCTGTGGTGTACACCAGCCCAGCCTTGGCGTAGTCGCTGTCGGAGGGGTCAACGTAGTACATCACGATGTTGTCCACGGGGGTGGCAATTACCTTGCCCTTTGCAATCTCGCCGTCAGACAGCAGGAAGATGGTGTTGTAGCCCATAAAATCCTTAATGTACTGGAAGCCGTACTGGTTCTGGATGGTGATCGGTGCGGTGCCCAGGTACTCCGCCACGTCCAGGACGTTGGCAAAGCCCACAACGCCGGTGACGGTGCGGTGCATATTTTTGAACTTGTTCTCCACGCTGCCCTTTGCCATGGCCAGAGCCATCTGGAAGGTCTTGGGGGTGCCTTTCAGGCTGCCGGTGTTCAGGTACTTGTAGAACTTGTCCGTGACCTTTGCGGTCAGGTCGAACAGGAACTCGTCATCGGTCTTCTGCACGGCCACATCATAGCCATAATTCTGGATAGCCTCCAGAGATACGGCCTTGGCGTATTTTTCGATTGTGATCTTGCCGTAGTCCTTCTCTTTGACGGTGTACTGGCTGTAGGGGATCTCCTCGCCCTCTGCCACGGTGCCGCTCTGCAGGGTGCCCTGAGCGTACTTGCTCTTGAGCACGGTGCCGGGCTGCATCCGGATGGGACGCATGATGCCCATGATCTCCCGCAGGTGTTCCCAGTTGCGCTGAAAGCGGGTCACGAAATCGATCTCGCGGGGGTTGACGGTGATCTCGGTGGTGGTAATCAGATTTTCTTTTGCTGCCATAGATTATTCCTTTCCGCCGCCTGTGAACAGGTCGGCATTTGCAGCAATCGCGGCCTGGCGTTCGCCAGCGTCCTTGATTGAAAAAATTTGGTCTTTGGTCATTTTGGAGCCGGTGTTGGTGGGCGGGTTGTCCACCTTTGCGCCGGTGGTCGTGGTCGTAGCCACAAAGTCGCCCCAATCCGCTTTCAGGCTGTCGGCGTGCTTCTTGGCGTCCTTGACGTTGCCCTTTTCGTCCAGCTCCAGCTTGTCGATGTCCTCGCCGGACAGCCGCACGACCCGATCAGCATACTTGTCCAGCACCCCGACGGACTTCAGCAGCTCCCGGAACTTTGCTTCCTTGGCTGCGTGGGTGTCCTTCTGGGTCTGCTGGGCCTTGTAGTCGGTCAGCGCCTTTTCAGCGGCTTCCTTGCCGCCGTTGGCCTCGTCCCGCTCTTTCTCGGCCTGTGTGCGGGCCGTTTTTTCTGCATCCAGCTGGTCTTTGAGCTCGTCCGTCTCCTTGTGCAGGGCGTCCAGAATGGCTTTGGCCTTGTCATCGTTGGAGGTTTCGGCGTTCTCCAGAATCGTGCGGATGTCAGCTCTTTTGAGTGCCATGTGATAGTCCTTTCCGCCCTTGCTCGGGCTGCCATGCTTGGCAATAAGGTTTAATTTGCCGGACGTGCTGCCGGCGTGGTGCCGCCTGTGGGGCTTGAACCCACGGCCCCCGGATTACAAATCCGGCGCTCTGCCAACCTGAGCTAAAGCGGCATAAAAAAGCGGCTGACGCTGTGCGCCAACCGCTGAGTATTAAATTTCACGGTCTTGTTTCCACGCTGGGCAGGATATCAGTGTGGAAATAGAGCTTGTAGTGGTAGGGGTCGGTATGGGTGCCGGTGATGTCCTCTACCACATACATGGTGTAGTCGTTCAGGTAGATGTAATTTTTGCGGTAGGCGTCCGGGCCGATTTTCACAGTGCAGACCAACTCGTTGTCCGAGTTGTTAGAAATGGACATATAGCCCTCGGCTTCCATGATGACCTTATCCGTGCGAGCGTTGTAGACGGTGATCTTGCGCTCGCTCTCGAAATAGTCTGCCTGCTTTGAGATGTTGGCGTTCGCCTTGTCAGCCTCAGAGCATCCGCACAGAAGCAACACAGCCAAAAGCGTGATTGCTGCAAAAATCTTTCTCATAGTCATTCTCCCTTCTCTGCTTCTTCCACGGCGATCTGCCGCAGCTCGTCAATGTGATCTTCCACCGCCGGGCGGAGGAACGGACGGGGAGCCATGCCCCGGGTAAAGTGCCACTTGCCGTTGAAGTCCTTCCAGACCCACGGCGTTTTGCGTCCGTTGCCTTTCTCGGCAAAGATGCCCGTGCCCAGCTCCACATACACGCTGTAAAACAGGTTGCTGCCGATGGTCACGGTCTTTTTTGCGAGGTCGGTGGCATAGGTCAGGCTCTGCTTGAGTGCGCCGCCAACATAGCCCTCAATGCCCGTGCTGTCTGCCGTGCCGGTGGGTACAAGCAGCTGGGCGTAGTCCTGCACCTTCATCCCCCAGATGGTCAGCACCCGCTCCGCCCATGAATCCAGCGCTTCGTGGAGCTGCGGGGTGTTGTCGGTGAATTTGATATCGTAGTTGAAATTCATGCTATACTCCATGTATAACAAAACCCCGCCCCGGTGTGGGGCAGGGTCGGTGATTCAGTTACAGGTACAGCAGCCGGAAGGTCTCACGGCCTTTGGGAGTGATAAGCGTCTGCACGCCGCTCCACTGGGTCTTGTCATTCTTGGCTTCCTTGATCTCAAACAAGCCGTTGTTCTTGTCCTCTCGGGGCAGCAGCTTGCCTTTCTGGTCACGGTAAAGGAATTTCTTTTCCAGCAGCCATGCCACAAAGGCTTTGGGCTTGATGCCAAGCTCCTTGGCTGTCTCCCGGAAATTGGTCAACAGGTTGCGGTCAACCAGTTCGTCGAAGTATTCTGCCTTGGGCTGCATGATCTGCTTCTCTACGGTGAGCTGGCTGTTCTGTGCGGTCAGCTCACAAATGCGGGCTTCCCGGTCTGCAAGGGTCTTGTTTGCCACAAGCAGAGCCTTTGCCATCAGCTCCTCCGGGGTGAGCTGCTCCTGTCCGGCGATGTAACCGCCATTCTTGCGGATGGACGGCAGCACCTCGGACGTGACCCACTTGCGGAACGGAGCCGCTTCCGGCTTGTCGCTGCGGAGAATGACGTGGTAAAGGCCGGATTCGCTGACCACTGTTACATTTTGCGTGCCGCCAAGGGTGTCCATCTGACAGACACCCTTTTCGTCTTCATCCAGCCGTGCGGCAACATTGCGGTCATTGACCACGCCGAGAATGTTGCAAACGTCCTTGAGGACAAACCACGGTTCGCCGCCCATCTCTACGGTGCGGACTTCGTTGGACTGGTAGTTGAAAATCTGAATGTTACTCATGCGTTTACCTCTTGTTCTGCAATTTGATAGTTAAGCACTTCGTCTACTTCCTTTTCCAACCCGGTAAGGGATGCGAACAGGGCCGTCAGCATGGAGCTGTACATCGGGGCTTCGTTCCAAATCTGGCTCACAAGCTCGCTGGTGCGCTCCCGCTTGATCATATCGGTCTTGTGCGTTTCCTCAAACCAGTTGGCAAAGATGTTCAACAGGTCGTGCATTACTCGGAGTTCGCCAGAAACAGCATCCAGTTCAAGCTCCACCTTCGTGATTTTTGGTGTTTCCATTACTAAAACCTCACATTTTACTTGACAAATCGCTTATAAAAAAATAAAATGGAGGTGCAAGGGGCTTCTTGACTGGTTGCTTTCTTGTGTCTTAGCGGTTCAGCGTTCCAGCGCTGGCCGCTTTTTTATATGCGTCAAACCGTGCCAACTGCTCGGCTCTGGTGAGCTTTGCAAACTCCTTGCTAGTCACGGAGCATCCCCTCCCGGTATTTGCTCCCTTGCACCTCCGACCTCCTTTCCATGCATCTATTATACTACGAATTGCGTAATTCGTCAATACGATTTACGTAATTTTTCAAAATATTTTTACGTTTTTCGTATTGACCATTAACGGATGGCGTAGTATTATAGATGTAGGAAAAGAGGTGTTAGAAATGTCGATAAGCTATCACTTAAAGGCTTTGCTCGCAGACGCAAACATGACCCAAAAGGAACTCGCTGAAGCTACTGGGATTAGACCGCCTACCATATCAGCAATCTGTCTTGGCACTATCAAGCAGTTTCCCGTTGGGGCGCTTGACAAAATTTGTGAGGCGCTTCATTGTCAGCCCGGCGATATACTGGAATATATCCCGGATGACCCGAACAAGCCACAAGCGGACGCTGAAACCGATGCCCTGCGTGCGGCTTTGCTCAACCAAATCAAAGGTCTGTGACCTTTAGGCTCTGCCGGGCGGCAGGGCCTTATTTTTATGCTTCATTTTCGCTCCCTCTTTCTCTTTCGCTCTTCCGCCCACCACATCTGTTCGGCTTCCTTGCCGCCCTTGGATTTATACCACTCGGTGTAATCCATGACAGGCGTGACCTCTTTTGTTACGTTGTCCCGCTGCATAGCGTTCTGCCGGGGATACTTGCCCAGCGCAGAGGACAGCACACAGCGGCAGTGGTAAACCATCTCCGGGGCGGCGTTGGGGTCGCCGGGGCGCTGAATCTCGTAGCCCATGACCTTGAAAGGCTCGTCAAGCTCTGCCGTCTGCTGGTCCAGCAGGCGGTGGGTATCACGGGTACGGTAGTCGTGGGTGGAGTTCCACCGCTTTTTGACCTCGATGCCCAAAGCCTGGGCGTTGCGCATCTGCTGCAAAGCCCCGGCGTTCTGGGCGCTGGTAAGGGCTGTGATGGCGTTGTTCATAGCCCAGTGGATCTCTGTATCAGCCATGCCGTTGACGGCTTGCACGGCGATGTCGTGGACGCTTTTGCCCTGCACGATGCCCTGCATGACGTAGCGGTTGAATACCTTTGCATCATAGGTTTTGTTGCTCTCGCTTTTGATACGCTTGTTGGGTACAAGCCGGGGGCGCTCCTGCAAAAGCAGCCGCACCGCTTCGGTGTTGTACAGGGTCAGCCCGAACGTCACGCCTGCGGCCTGTTCCAGCTCGTAGAAAGCCCAGTTTGCGCCAAAGGAAAAGATGTTGTATTGCTCATCCCTGGCCAGCTTGTAGGCCGTCTGCTGGGCTGTGGTGCAGGTCTGCGTGATACCGTCCAGCTTGGCGTGCATCAAATCGGACTGAAAGACCTGATTTTGCAGCCAGATGCGGTAATCCTCTTCGGTGATCTCGCCCGCATCCAGCTGCGCCCGCTTACGCTCGTCCAGCGCTTTGTACTTTGCCAGAAACTCGGTGAGTTGCTCGGTCATCTCCCGGCGGGCAGTTCCGTATACCCGCAAAATGCGGCGGCGCAGGCGGTTCAGCTGACGGGTAGAGATGCGGTCACGGTCGGTTTGTTTCATGGCCGTCTCTTCCGCTATAACGGTTTCGGAACACTTGGTCGTACATAATCTCGGCCTGTTTTTCAACTTCACCCTGAGATTTTGCGTTCAGGGCGTTAATAAAAGCCTGAACAAGCGGGTAGTCTTCATTCTTACTCATCATTATTGTCCTCTTCGTCTGTGTCATCGTCCGTTGTTTCTCTCGTTGCGCTCTCAGCCATCAGCGCGGCCTTGGCCTGCTCCTTTTGTTCCGGGGTCAGGTTGGGCAGCAGGTCAATGGCCATGTCCTGCCCAATGATCGGCGCCTCAGAAATCACCATGCCGACCTGTTCAGCCGTGTTGGTGATCTTGCTGCGGTTGAATGCCGGCATAGCGTTTTCAAAGCCAGCCAGTGCGCAGATCTGCCGGATGAACGGCTTTACCTGCGCCTCGAAGTCGTCCGCGTTCTGGTTCAGCGGCTCATAGGCTGCATCCAGATGGTCGTTGGTGCTGTCCGCGCTGACACAGTGCACATCCAGACCGCCGAAGTCCTCATACACCCGGGTGTGGAGCAGCTCCAAAAGAGCCTGCCGAGCCGTCACAGGAATCTCAGTGGTGTAGGGGGTGATCTTGCCGCCCTCGCTGGTGTCTGCGCCTGCAATGTGGTACAAATTCAGCTTGACAAGGAACTCCTGCAGCTCGTCATCGGTCATGCCGTTGAAGTTCTCGCACAGCCAGTAGATCTGCGAAAAGTCCTGCAGGTCATTGCAGAAGCCGGACATCACCAGATCGGTGTTGTCGATGTAGGCTTTCAGCCCCACAAGGGTGCTCTGGTGGAGGTCGGAGCCCCACAGCGGCACAATGGGAAGAGCGCTGTAGTTTTCGCCCTCCACGCTTTCCAGCCCGCCGCCGGGTGTGGTGACGGTCACGCTCTTGTATGCCTGCTTCGGCGTTGTCTCTTGCATCACATTGCCGATTTTGCTTTCCGTATACTCGGTAAAGCCGTCCAGCTCGTACAGGATGTAGTGCATATCCGTGTCAGGATTCAGCCGCCAGAAGCGCACACCCGCCTGCAAAAGGCTTGTTTTTTCATCGTACAGGGGCGCAAACTCGGTCAACTTGAAAACCACCAAGTGGTCGTTGTTCCAAAATCCGAAGCTCTCGCCGTGGATCAGGGCAAAGTATCCGGCTTTCTGGATCTGCTCGTCAAAGTTCTGCCCCAGCTTGTCCTTGTCCACGCCATCGTCCGCAAAGACCACGCCGTTGCCAAGGGAGTAGGTAGCGCGTTGCTTGTTCAGCCGCCGGAAAAGATTGCTCTTGACCATATCGGGGTGCAGGATGTCCTGCTTGGTGTTTTTGGACAGGCGTTTCAGCATCAAAGCGTAAGCCTGCGCGAAGCGTTCAGCCCCCGGGTTTTTCTGGGCGTCGTACAGGTCGGCGTCCAGCGCCATCTTGTACGGTCCGGAACTGCAGTGCTGCTGCACGAACCGTCGGATGAAATCAGGCTGTTCCCCGGCGGCTTGCGCCTGCTGGAAGGTCTGGAATGTGTATACAGTGCTCAAAATCAATCCCTCAGTTTTACAAGGCGCTTTGTGCGCACGAAATAGCGGATAGCGTCCATGCAGTGGTCGTTGACCTTCAGCACGGTGTCGTCTTTGTCCGGGTCCCAAGCGTACACGCCGAATTCTTCCAGCGTGTGCTTGCAGTCCTTGTAGACCTTCAGCCGCCCGGTCTGCAGCATGGTCTGAACGTCCAGAATGCCGCTCAGAACGTCGTTGTTTGCGGGAGTCTGGGTAAAGCCGTTCTTGCGCAGCTCTGTAATCAGGGGCAGGGCAGAGGGGTCAACGATGATCCTTTCCGGCTTGAGCCCGTTCAGCCACGCCTTGAGGTCTGTTACGTACTCGCCCACGGTCTTTTGCCGCTTCTGTTCGCGGCCGCTGTAGTAGTACTCCCGTGTGACGATCCAGCAGTCTGCATCTGCCTGCTTCCGGAACAGCAAAAAAACCGTTGCGTTCTGGGTGCCGAAGTCGCACGCCACATAGGCGCTCTTTGGAGACAGCTCCGGCAGCACATCAACGACGTGCTTCTTGCGGTCGAACATGTCATAGACAAGGCCCTCTGCCACCGTCCACAGGCCCAGAATGTAACGCTGATAGAAAACTCCGCTGTACTGGCTGCGGTATCTGGCCTTGATGTCCTCTGAAAGCGAAAGGTTGTCGTCCATCGTGAAATGGAGATACATCATCCTGCGGGAACGGCACTTGCGCACCCACTCCAGATAAAACCAGTGCTGCGGGCTGCCCGGGTTGCAGTTGAACCAGAACTTTGACCCGGTGACAGAGCAGCGGGCCGTGGCCTGATTGACGAAGCTCTGCGGCATCAGGGCCACCTCGTCAAAGAATGCCCCGGCAAGTGTGATGCCCTGGATCAGGTCCTGGCTGCTCTCGTCCTTGCCGCCGAAAAAGTAAAATTCGTTGGTTTTTCCGCCCTTGCTGACGGTCATGCAGTTTTCAGCCCGGTGCTCCTTGACGTTGTAACCACGGGCTGCAAGCTGCTGCTTGAGTGTGCCCAGCACGTTGCGCCGGAAACTGGCGATGGTTTTTCCACACATGGCAAACTGCTGGCCGCTGTAGCAGGTCATAGCCCACTGGACGAACGAAAAGCTCATGGCAAAGGTCTTGCCCGAACGGATAGCGCCATCGGCAATGATGCCGTTGTAGCCGCTGTATGCGCTCTGCGGTGTCCACCAGCTCAAGACCTGCTTTTGCCGCTGGCTGAGGGCTTTCCAGCGAAAGCCGTTACTTTTCCGCATTGTCGTCCTCTTCCTTTGGCAGCATCTCCACATCATCCGGCGGGCTGAGGTCTGCGGCAGCGCTCAGGGCCTCAAGCAGGCCATCGTCCGGGGCTTCTATGCCGCTCTGGTCTCTCAGCATGGCAAACTTGTCCACAATGGTGCCGAACGCCGTGGACAGCTGCGGCAGCGTCGCTTCTGCGATTTTGTCAGGGTCTGCCATCGCCTGAAGGTACAGCCCGAGAAGATCCTGTGCTTCCCCGCGCTTGCTGTCCAGATATGAAAGCATATCCCGGGTGTTCTGCTCTTTTTTTAAGGCGCACAAATCTGCACATACCGGATTTTCTCTCACAACCTTGCGCACAGTGCTTTCGGCGACGTTGTTCAGCTTGGCAGTTTTGCGGTAATTGTGGAGCTGTACATAGTCCGCAATGATTTTCTTTTTCTGTCGGTCTGTCAGTTTTGCCCCCACCGCCACCACCTCTCTAAACTTGCGCAAAAGAAAAACCGCCCGGAAATCCGAACGGTCAAAATATCAAAATAAGCAGCACCCGTGCATTCAGTTCGTTGGACATGCGTCAAACGGTGGGCGCTGCTGCATCCGGAACTTTCGCGGCCGGATGCCCCGCTATTGCGCGGCCCCCTCATAGGGCACGCAAGCACTCCCGGCAGGGCTCGAACCTGCAACATGCGGTTTTGGAGACCGCTGCTCTACCGATTTTGAACTACGGGAATATAAAAAGCCGCCCTTGGAATCGAACCAGCCGTGTCTACACACACGCGCCGCGCTCCAAACTGCGCTCAGGCGGCCATATAAAAACAGCTCCGGTTCGCCGCCGGGGCTGTTGGTTGGCGCACATCCTGCGGGGCATGCTGGCCCGCTCGGATTTCCGGTGCTGCTGTTCACGGGCGGAGGTTTCAGGGCGTGGGCAAGATTTCAGGAATCCCACACCCACCCGCACACCGGTGGTGAATCACTCCATGCGTCAGACCTGCCGCGTTACAGACTTTGCGGCGTTTGGTGCGAGATCGCGGAGTCAAACCGCGCGGAGAGGAAAGCCTCGAACCTTCCCAATACGCTCAAAGTTGCGCAGCTCTGAGCGGAGCCGTTTCGGAATCTCGCACATAGAAGCAGCCCGCAAAGCACGGTGTCAGAGTGAAAAGCGTTAAGCGGCATGAACGAAAGGAGAATTCGTACGGGGCCGCACTTTGGAAGCTGCTGAGGAGCGGCGCACCGCTTTGCGCGGTTCCGCTTGTAGTCATTTTACCACACTTCGATTCACATGTGTTTCACAACGATTCAAATAAAGTGTAGAAATCAAAGCGCTTTCAATGGTCGTTTTGTACATCCTCCCAGATTTCTGCCAAAGCGTCAAACCCCTCGTGGATGTAGGTAGAGACCGAATTGTCTCTGGACAAGCCCACGTCTACCGCGATCTTCTTTTGTGGTTTCAGGTCGATATACCAGCCGCAGATGCACTTTGCTTGCTTTTCAGACCGAGCAGACCCGCTCAGGCAGTAGGCCCGCCGGGCAGCTTCGATGCGCAGTTCGCAGAGATCAAGCTCCATCTGCTTGAGGTTCCGCTCTTCTGTGTCAATTCTCTCCACGGCAAAGCCCACCTTGTCACCGGCTCCACCGCCCATCGGCATCCCGCTCATGCTCTGGGTGCATTTTTCGGCAGTGTCCCGGATGCGCTGGATCTTCTGCTTCTGGGCCTCGACCTGCTCCGCCAGGTCTCTGCACTGCTGGAACCACGCCTTTACCTCGCGATAGTCCACACCGGTGCGGGGTTTTGGTTGTTCGCTTTCAGGTGTCCATGTGCGGGTCATCACTTTCCCTCCTCGATGTGTAGTAGGCTCATTTGACTTGTGCGCTCCGCAAACCTCTCTTCTTCCATGTGAAAATAGGAACTGTCAATTTCAAACCCGATAAAGTCAATTCCGGCTTCATAAGCGGCAATTCTGCTACTTCCGCTGCCAAGGTGAGTATCTAGCACCTTTTGTCCAGGCTTTGCGTAGTTTTTGAAGATCCAATCATACAGCGCAACTGGTTTCTGTGTTGGATGGATTCTTTTCTCGTTCAGGCTTTTATTGCCCTGCATGATATGTCCTTCTGTGATGCTCTTACCTTGCATCATTCCAGACCACATATACCGAAACAGCCGAACACTAGAGAACAAATCCGTCGCCGCGATCTCACAGTCTGAGAAACTCGATTTTCCATTGCACTTGTCCCACACGATCCGACCGGATGCAAAACTATAATCGAAGTAGTTGCAGCCCCATACAATGTAGTGTCGGCTTACCCGGCGCAGCTCGTCGAAGTATTCCTTTCCCGGCTTCGTCCATTCCGGCGAAACCGGATAGTCACGATGTACTCCAATCTTGCTGATTTTTGACCCGTAGAATCCTCTGCGTTCAGGCCCCGAAAAATACGGCGGGTCTACCACAGCAAGATCAAAGAAATCGTCCCGGAACTCTTTCATTGCTTCCATGCAGTCCATGTTATAGCATTTGTTTAACACAAACATCATGTATCGTCCTCCATTTCTTCAATCTCGATTTCCGCCCTCGGGTTTTTCCGGTCAAGCTCCACCCGGCTGCCGTCGTGGGCGGCGACGATCTTGCTGTTGTCGTCCTCCAGCACGCGGGCTTTTACCAGGATGTCTGTGGTAGCCTCGATGAGGTTTGCTAGATCGACCCGGCGGGCGGTTTTCATGTAGTACACGCACCTCACGTTCAAGCGGGCAGAAATGGGGCTGTGCGGCCTTTTGATTTGCCGCAGACAGTCCGTCTCATAATCCACGTAGGCCTTGCTAGGGGCCACAAAGCGCCCGCCTGAGCGGCTTTTAAAGATACGGGCAGAGTTTTTTTTGGTTCGTGGGTCGCCGTAGAGAGTCAGCTTCATCTGCTCACCCCCACTGCTCTGCCATTGCTTTTGCAATTCCTGGTGCGGTTTTGCTTCTGGCTTTTGCCCGGCCCTCTTGGCCGTTGTGCGTATTTCGTATGCCTTCGCACCAGCTGATTTTCTTGCGCCTTTCCCCATTTGAGACGTACACGGGCTCTGGCGGTGGAAAGTTGTTTTTCCGTTCCAGAGGCGGCAGGTTTTTCAGCCAAAGACAAGTGCGCTTTGTGTGATAGTTTTCTACGTCTTCCTTGCTTTCGGCAAAGTAATACGGATGAATGATCTGGTCGGCTTTTCTGTACGCCGTGTTCATGATGCCTACAGGGTTCTCGACTGCAATTTTGGGGACATCTGCCAACATGAACTGCATAAGGAAAATTGCAGCTTTTACACGCTCCGCCCACCGGGCAACAACCTTTTCCGCCGGGGTGACACGCAAGCTGAATGAGCGCGTTGCTGCATTGCTCAGGTATGTGCAAGGTGGGTGTGCAATGAGCAAGTCCCACTTGCCAACGTCATGCGTTACACCGTCCATCGTCACGACTTGCCCCCCCCCTCAACAGCCTTGAGGGCGTCGCCGAGGATGTGCCACTCTGGATGCCCGCCGGACGGCTCCTGAATGTCGCAGGAGTAGGCTTCGTGTCCTTTTGCCCGAAACGCCTTGCATACTTCCTGCGATTCCTCACAGGCGATAAGTACTTTCATCTGTCCGCACCTCCGTTCGCTTTTGCAGGTTCCCTCTTTCTAGGCGGCTTGGGCTTCGGCATCCAACACCGCACGTTTTCGGTTGGAATGGATCTTGTGATGCTGTACCCACGCTCTAAAATCGTCCAGCATTTATAGGTGGAGTCATAGCATCCGACCACCGATTCCTCGTGGAAGAGCGATTTTTCCACAAAGAGGACGGGCTTCAGGCTACGAGGCAGTCTCTTTGATGGGTCAACCCATTTACTTGCAGTCCGCTTCACCTGTTCGCTCCTCCGTTCGCTCCCATGTATTTCTTACGGCCCCGTTCCCGGTGACGGTCCTCGTGGTCGTAGTTGTATACAACGCCCCGGTCGGTCATCTGCTTTGTGTAAGCAAGCTCTGCGATATGCTGGAGCTTAAACTCGGCGTATTTAAGGCAACTGTCGTGGCATACCGGGTGCCGAGTGGGGCAGTCTTTACACGGAGTCATTGTCATTTTTCAGCACCTCCGGCGGCAGCGGCATCCAGCCCCTCACAGGATAATCTACCCGGTTGTTGTATACTTCGTCCTGATTGAAGTGGCGATATTCCCACCACCCTTTGGGGATGATGTAATCATCATGTTCTTCATCCAGCTCGCCCCATGCTGCAAGTTCATCCCAGTAAAAAATGCTATCTTGGGACAAGAGCGTTCCATCTTCGTAGTGGGCCGTTGTGATTCCGCATTTTCCAGATGCAGTCTGATACATAATCAGCACTTCTTCTTCGACCTTCGGCGGGTCGGTTTCCGGGTCTCTCCATACGGGCTGCAGGTTCTTGAGGTCAATAACCGGGGCCGTCTCGATAAGTGAGGACGGAACGCCATGAAAAGCGGCGTTACCATTGGTGATAATCATAACTTCGTGCTTGAGCAGCTCGTCGCGGTCAATCATCGTCATACGGCACGTCCTCCATCCTGAATCCACACATCGGGCAAAATGGCGTTTTGAGGCCACACGGGTTCACCTCTCCACATTCCGGGTTCGAGCAACGGGTTGCCGGTACACACCATGAGCCGTTTTTCCCGGCACAGGCCTCATAGGAGCCGGGAATTTCCTCCCAGTGTGCCACAGGCCGCAGCGTCTTCGGGTCGATGGTTGGAGCCTCGTCCACGCTGTTCAGGGCATCCTTATAGCAGCATTCTTCAATAGTGAACGGATTGCTTGCACGAAGGTTCATTTCAATGCGCTTGTGCAAAGCGTTCGCGTCAATCAATCTTTTATCGCTCATTTTTCAATCTCCTTCCTTGTCGGCTCACTCGCCCGCAGCCTTGCTGCTTCACGCGGGGCAGTGGTGATATAGGCCTGCGCCTGCTTCAAAAACTCCCCCCGGCGGTATGTAAGGTCTGGCATTTCAGCCAGCTCTGCCAGCCCTCCCACGCTCCCGGCATAGGATTTTGCCGCCGGGGGGAGTTGGTCATACAGAGCTTGTAGTTCTTTCTGCCCGTCACTACGCAGCAGCTCGCCCTTTTCGTCAATGCCGATGATCATCGGGAACTTGCGCCAGTTCAAAAATGTCTGTGCCTTGCGTGCCGCTACAGCCAGAGCTTCCCATTCAGCGGACGGGTCAAGGCACTGGGAAAGCTGCTTGAAGATGTCGGCCACCGTGACCGGATAAACGCATACCCGGTTTGCCGCCAGAAAAGCCCGCTTAACAGTATCGCCGTCATAGTCGCCAAACTGGTACGTCCACGCATCGATGGTGGTCTGCATCTCCTCATCGGTCAGTGGCTTAGATCCCAGCTTGTACAGTACAAAATTCATGCGGATCAGCTTTGCCACGTCTTCCCGCGTCATGTCTCAAAACCCCTTTCTCTGTCCATCTTCGCCAGCACCCGGGCAAGCTGGTCGTCTACGGTCTCGGTTGGCTGCTTGCCCCTCGGTCTGGCTTGTCGGCTTTGTTCATTGGCTTCCACGTCTCCCGGCGTGCGCAGGCCGTCCCGTTTCCAGCCGGACAATATGCCGTTGATGTAGCTCCACGAGCGCTTCCCGGCTTCTGTGGCCTTGTCAATCGCCAGCAGGATCATCTCTGTGCTGTACTCCTGCCGCCACTTCTGCAGCTTGTCCAGTGCAGAACGTGGGAAGTCTCCAACGGCCTGCTGATAATGCTGGACGATCTTGGAAAGTTCTACGTCAACGGCGGCGGGTGCGGCGCTATTATATACACCACCGTTAGGTGATATACCATTACCATTACCATTTACATTACCATTACCATTTACATTACCATTTACATTTACAGCCGGATTTGCCGCGTTTTGCTGTTTTTGCTCGTCAAAGTCGGCATTTGCCGGATTTGCCGCGTTTTGCTGACGCTTGCCGTTTGTAACTTCTGCGCCTTTACGCCCTGCGGCAGCTCTCTTTTCTCGTTTTTCGTTCCATTTTTTAGAATTTGATTCCACCGCCTCGGACATAAAATCCCACGCCATTTCGAGCTTCTGGTCGTCCTCAAAATTCGGCGGATCGGGGAAATCAAGCAGCGCGTCAAAAATCCTGCCTTTTTGCTCCAGAGACAATTTCCGCAACGGCTTTTTCCATGATTTGTAAATGACTATGCTTTTCTGCTCTTCCTCTTTCAACTGCTTTCACCTCCTTTGCACGCCCGTATAGCCAGATAGCACAGCTTGCGAGATCAGAACGGAAGGTCTTCGGCATCATCGTTGATGGGGTCATACTCAGCAGAAGGGGCCGCTTCCGGAGCGTCAGTGCTGTGCGGCGCGTAGTCTGCAAGGCTTTCGCCGGGGTATATCTGCGCACCCTGCAGGCCTTCCGGTTCTGCTGCCGGCTTTGCAGGCTCCAGCGGCAGGCCGGGCTGCGCCATCAGGTCGATCATCTGCTGCAGCCAACGGAATGTCACCAGCCCACCGGGCTGAACATCATCCGCGTCCACGTCGTAATAGATCTTGCCGTTATACTCCCGCTCTTTCAGCTTTTGAGCAAAAACTGTGACCTGATCGCCTTTCTGCAGCATGCCGTCCCACTGGTCGATGCCGTGCCAGAGGTTCACGCCCACAAAGAAGCTCTGCCATTTGCCGGATTCATCCTGTGTGCGGCTGGCTTTCAGGTCGAATTTCATCACCCGCTTCTGCCCGGCATCCCGGAGCACCGGGTCTTTGCTGATCTCGCCGTGCAGCATGACGCCGTTCTTGGTCTGGACGATCATGCATCATCACCCCGGAACGGATCATCTTCAACAGCAGGCTCCTCCGGCGCAGGGGGGAGGGTGCCAGCCGTCTTGCGGGGGCGCTTGGTGCCTGCGTAAGGGTCCAGGACGGGCAGGTCTTCCGGGTCGATTTCGCGGGCGGTGCTTTCTGCATCCACATGGACGGAAACCTCGCTTTCGTCGTACAGTGCACCAAAGGTAGACGGGAAGGCCTCGCGCAGGGCGTGCACCAGCGCCACCTTGCGGATCATGGTAGCCTTCTTGCCGTTCCAGAGAGACTTGCCGGTGTCGTACTCGGTGAGCTTGACTTCCTCGTAGCTGGCGCGGGTGCGGTCCTTGCGGTAGACCTTGGCCCAGCCGCCGAGAAGGGTCTCGCCGCCGTCTCCGTCGTAGACAATGGAACCCTCGCGGTTGAGCAACTGGCCGTCAGCAGTCAGCACGATCACGCCAGCTTCAAAACCGTCATAGGCCGGATGCCGCTCGGCCATCTGGAGATAGCAGTTCTTGCCCAGCACAATGGTGCTAGCAGCACTCTCGTTTTTATTATCGTAGTGGATGAGGTAGGCTTCCTTCGTGAAAGGGTTCAGGTGATACTGCTTGCAGGTCTCCAGAAAAATCTTGCATTCGGCGTCGGTGGCTTTCGGCTCAATGAAATTGCGGATATCTGCAAAGCTCACGGTGAAGTGCTGACCGTCGGCACCGGTGATCTCCACCGGCACGGACGGGGACGCAGCCTGCAGGGCCGTGCTGCCTGCACGGCTTGCGCTCTGCAAGGAACGGTTTGCCACAGCCTGGGCGTTGGGAACGGACAAAGTGGGCGCAGCCGCGCCGGGTCGAGTGAGTGCCATAAGTAAATACCTCCAAAATTATTTGATAGAGCCATAGTGGAAACCGCGCTCTGCGGCTCCCTGCTTGAACCATGCGATATCCTCGCGGGTGAACTCCACCCAGAAACGATACTGCTTGCGGGCAGGAGCTTCCGGCTGGGCAGGCTCTGCGAATTTCTGAAGCATGCTGAAATCCAACCTGCCATCCGGCGTGATGGCTGCATTGGCCTGCGCCGTCTGAGCCGCTTCTGCGGCGATCTGGCGTTCTTCATCGGTCGGGGGGATAATGACCGGGGCGGCGGCCTGCGCGCGCTCTGTGGCCTTCCGTTCGGCCTCTGCGCGGCGCTGTGCATCCCGGGCATTCTGGCGGCGGCTGTGCTCCACAAGGGCGACGTTCAGATTCAGCTCACGCAGATACTCCGTGGTGCAGGCTTCGGCATCCTCGCCGCAGGTCTCCCGGATCAGCCGCAGTTCTTCCCGCCGGGTCTCCACGCTCTTGCGCAGCTCCCGGCTGGCCTTTGCCAGGTCATAGGTTTTATTGAGCCACTGGGGCACAAGCAGGCGGTCAAAGGGGATCAGCTCCCGCAGTTCTCCGATGCAGTCGGTATAAACGGCCCGCAGCGCATCCTGCTTGTCCTGCCGTTCGGCTTCTTCCACCGCCTTCACCTGCTGGTCAATAGCCCCGGAGACGGCCTTGCACTGGGCCTGCATCTGCTTGGTGCTCTGCAAAAACTCCTCCAGAGGCTTCATGTAAAAGGACTTTGCACTGCGGGCAGCGTCACTGAGCTGCTTGTCCAGCTTGTTCACGGCGGCGCGGTCGGCCTTGGCATCCTTGATGGTGTCCGGGGTGTAGACGCGGCCAGTGTAGGTGGCCAGCATCTCGGTCAGATTCTGCTGCACCTCGGATTCGTTCCACCGGATCGCTGGCAGTTCCGGGTGCTCCACCCGGACAGTCAATTCTTCTTGCATAAATATTCACCTCGCATACACAACGTTCATATCGGCGTCAAACACCCTGTACAGCCGTTCGGGCTTTCTCTTTGCCAGTTCATCGGCAACCTCAATTGCATCCGAAGCAAACGGAAATTGCTGTTGCGAAACAAGCGCTGGCTGCTCTTGCTCCACATCGTAAATTCTCAAAAGTGCCACTTGTAAAACCTCCTGTTTTATGTTATTTTTGTGGTGATGGGCGGCGAAACTCATCACTCTTTGGACTTGTCCGTGTTGGCGCACGGGCAGGTTCTTCTTTTTTGCGGCGTACACGGTGTACCACATGACATGGTGGACATTGTCAGGCATACGTGATCTCCCCGGACTCCTCTTGCAGCATCTCCCGAACGTTGTCCATTTCTTCGGCGCACATCTCCCAGACGTTTGCCCGTGCGGAGTATCCGGCCCGGACAACAATGTCATCTGAGGTTTCGGCTTCTCGCCTGCAGCGTTCAGCAAGCCGCGTGTAGGATTTGACTTTGTCCTCAACGTACTCTTTGGCTGTCATCATGCCCCACGCTCCTGATTCTCCGGGTACTCCGGGTTGCGGGCGTGGGTGCGGTCGATCTTGCCGTACTTGCGCCGCTTTGCGGCTCTCTCCCTGTCCTCTGCGGCAAAGCCCAGCCGGGCCAGCAGAACAGCTGCCAAAATCAGCACCAGCGACACCGCAAACAGCGTGCCGGAGATGTATCCGGTGGTCTGCGCGGTGCCCTCTGCGCCCATAGCTGTGCCCATTCCAACGCCGCCAAAAATGACGGCCATCCAGTAGTAAGTAGTAGATTTGAGTTTCATTCTCTCGGTTCCTCCTTTGTATAAACCTTCTCAAGCTTGTAAAAATCCTTCACCCACGCCATAAATCCGGCGCGGGAAATCAGCGGGGCGGCGCTCTTGGTGTCAATAGACGGCACCGCCCATGCCGGGAAGCTGCCGGCCTGAATCATACCGGTAAAGATCGGCTCGCTCACCGAAATGTTGTTATCACGCATGATCTGGACGCACTCTGCAATTCCCATGTTCGGCTTCACTACCGCACTCCTCCTTTTTTTCTCTCAGCTGCCGCTTCATCTGGATGTGCTCCAACCGTTCCGGCTGCCTTGCATCCCAGCGCTGTTCGAGCCAGCGCTTGTTGTAGTGCTTCTTCACGGTTCAGCCTCCACAAACTCGCCATTTTTGAGGGTATAGTAAACGTTTTCTCTGATGGCAGAACCATCCACGCGGGCCATTTTGGCACAGATCATGTGGCCGTCATTATCGTACTCGGTCAGCACCAGATAGCAGCCCAGTGCGCCGCACGCCTTACCGCAAGCACCGTTTACAACGGCAATGCTATCTTTTCCGTCTGCTTTTGCGCTGCAATAAGCCCCAGTGGCTGCCGCCGTACTGTAACGTCCGCTGGAACCCGCCGTACTGTAACGTCCGCTGGAACCCGCCGTACTGTAACGTCCGCTGGAACCCGCCGTACTGGCAT